TTGCGGTTCGATTCTTCAAGCTGCTTTCTGATTTCTCGGTTTTCTGCGGTTAATGCTGCGATCGAAGATGCCATGTCGCTCATGCTGCTGGCCGGTGTCACCGCTTCCGCTTTGTGCAAAATCGCCAGCCCGCCGCTTTTAACGTAGTCTGTACCACGCTCGAACATCGGCAGCCCTTGCGATTCCACCCACGACCGAATATCTGCTAGCGGCAGGCCGGATGCTGATGACAGTCGCTCGCTGCTTACTTGATACTTGATCGCTTCGTCATAGATTGCTTTCCAATCGCCATAATTAGATTTAACGAAATCATTGATCTGCGCGTCGCTTGGGAATGGCAGTACATTGGATGGCGCTGGCATTGGCGCAATGCCCTGTCCGCCTGGCGCTGGCATACTCAGAACACTTGGTGGCGTGACATTCGGCGTACTGTAGATTGGTGCTGGCACAGACGATTGAGCCGCTTTGTACGCAGCCTGGGCAGCTGCTAGATTGTTTACCGCTTGCGCCACACTCATCACGCTGTTATTGATCGTCCCAAGCGCGCCAAGCTGTTTTTCTGCATCACTGGCTTGTTTACCGGCCGCAGCCGCAGCCTGATCGTACAGTCCTTTGACGAATTGATAATCCTGCGTATATTGACTGCCAGAAGCATTGACTGTGCGAGATGCATCAAGAAACGCACTTCCAGCCTGTTGCAGCTTTTCGTAATCACCAGATTGCGCCGCCTGTCTCAACTGCCGCTGCGCTTCCTGATACTTCTCGACCGGCGACAACGGCGATGCGTCGCTGATTGCCAGAGCATTGCTGGCGTTTTTCATAGCCTGTTCGTATCCACGGAATTTGTCTGCGGTTTGTTGCAGCAGGTTGATTTCATTCTGGCGTGCCTGGTTGACTTCATTTTGCGCTTGCGTCAAAGACGATTGAGCATTGCGAATGTTGTCGTTTGCCGCGTTGATTGCGTCCTGATTTAGTATCTGCGCAACCGGCGCAACAAAGTCTGCTGCTGCCTGCGCGCTGGCTTCCATGCGGTCGTGCACGCTGTCATATAGCTGCATCAGATTGGATGCCGCAGCCTGTTTTGCCGGATCGCTGAAATCTTGTAGGATTGCAGCAAATCCAGATCTAGAAACATTTGAATCTATGCCGATCGACGAAAGATCATTCGCCAATTTCTGCGCATCAGCGTTGAATGATTCCAGCGGCGTGAGGAAGTTTTGTTTAAAAAATTCGCTTTGTTGCAATGCGTTTGGATTGTTCGCTGCCCATGCGTTAAGCTGATCTTGCGTGCTGCTTCCGATCAGGCTACCGATCTTCTGCATCGACAAACCGAAATTCAGGCCGATTTGAATTAGATCGTTTACCGATACGGCGGCCGTTTGAGTTGCTGCGCCCAGTCCGCCCAGGCTTCCGGACAAACCATCTATCCCGCCCCTAGCCTTGATAAAGTCACCGGTAAGTAGCAGTGCTTGCGCTCGTAATTCTTTCGATGCGTTGGCAAACTCGCCCTGCCCCATAATCAAATCACGGAAACTTTCTGCCGAAATATTGGCGCTCAGTCCGAGGCCTGTCAGCCGTTGCGCCAGATAGTCAGCTTGGAACTGCGTTTTTTGCGCAGCAGTCAGGAAGTTATCAGCGAATACCGACGATGAATTGAGCAGTCCTTCGATTCCGCCAGCGCTGGCCACAAACGCCCGAATATCCTCAGCCGAGAAGTCTTTGAGTGCCTGTACTACTGTGCTGAAACCGTATCCAACATTGCCCAGAACTGCGCCGACCGCTATGGCTGCTTGATTCAGTTGGTTGGTTCCACCATATAATTCCGCAAATGTATTACTCAAAGCAGCCACTGAGACTCTTGTTTCAACTGATACTCCGGAAAATTCGCCAACGCCCTGAACCAGGTCTTTAAAATCTTGCGCTGTTAAATTAGAACGAATCCCGAGATCGGCAAACTGTTTGGCCAGATAATCGGCTTTTGTTTGCGCCAACTCCGCGCCGGTCAGGAAGTTTTGCGCGAATGCTCCGCTAGACGCAAGCAGCGCATCAATGCCGCCGACTTTGTTTACAAATGCGGTTATTTCTTCGGCTGGAATATCACGCAACACCTGCATGATGTCGTTGAAGCTGTAACCAATGTTGCCGAGAACCGTACCGACTGCTACCGCCTCTTGATTGGTCAGCACCAGCTTCGCGGCTAATGATTCTATTGACGTTCCAGCGGCATCCGCTGCGGTCTTGACCTGATTGAACAAAGGCGCAATGTTCAGTAGCGATATGAGCATTTCCTCAGAAACACCGCCGACCTGTCCGAATGATTGCACGAGGTTTTTGAAGTCCTCTTTGGTCATATCGGTCGACAATCCTAGCTCACCCATCTGTTCGGTCAGCAGCTCGGAATTACGTTTGACAATCTCGGAACCATCCAAGAAATTCTCAGCAAAGTACTGAACCTTGCCATTCAACGCATCCACGCCGCCCGCAGCGTCGATGAATGCGGATCTGCCATCAATCGATGTTCCGAGCAGCACTTTTCTGGCATCATTCAGAGAAACGCCGAGAATGGTTGAGGCGCCAAGCAGAGCATTAAATTCTTTTCCAATCCGATCAAATGTCTGTATCGAAGTCTCCCCAAGTTTCTTATACTCGTCAACCATAGGGAAAACGTTACGTACTATCTCCTCAGAAACACCATCTAGCATTGTTGTGATGCTCTCTTGTGTGAGAGCTTTGTTTTTTTCGGACTTGATTTGAATTTCTTTTGTGAAGCCATCAACCAAGTTCACATCCAGACCTAGATTTTTAGCAGTATCATGGATAGTTGAGTAAAATTTAGTTATCGATGCATTCATTGCATCACTCACATCTCTTGGGATTTCGTTTGAAATTGACTTGTGTCTATTGCTAACAAACAATCCGCCCTCGGAGCGATAGACGTTAGTTACATCGCCAGCAAATCCACCGGCACTAATAGTACCTTGCATAGATTGCTGTCTGAATTTGTATGGACCGTGGCCAGCGAATGCATTGACCAGGCCACCGACAACACCGCCGATTACAGCCCCAACAGCAGTGCCGATTCCAGGCACAATCATAGAACCTGCCGCCGCTCCAGCAACCGCCCCACCCGCTGCGGACATAGTGCCTGTAACAGGACCAATCTTCTTATCACCGGCAATAAGCGATCCCAAAGCGATACCGGCAGCTGCAGCCGCGATAGGCGTTGCAACCGCTGAGAAGGTAGCCCCCATGCTAGCCGCCGCTCCCATGCCAGAGCCGCCAAGAGCTGTCCCAGCGCCTCCTATGTAAGCAGTGCCAGCGCCGCCAGCCGCACTAAATACTCCAGCAGACGCGCCAGCCGTACCAACGCCAGACATACCAGCGCCAAAAGCAGCTAGTGTTTCTGACCCGATCATTTGCCCCAATCCGGCAACAAGGCTAGAAGTTCCGCTAGCGAAACTGCCAGCAAAACCGTCATAAATAGTTCGCCCTGCGCTGAGTAAACTCGATCCGCTGGATAAGTAACCAATGCCGCCACCACCCGACGCGGTGTTTGCCAATCCAAACAAGCCGCTTATACCAGATAAACCGCTTGCACCGGCTGATCGACTCATAGAAAACATCGATGTTAGGCCAAGCCATTGCGCAATTCTCAGCCCCGCAAACTCTGCTGCGATTCGTAAAACAGTAGTTTTCACGTTCGCTAACATACCCTTTAAGCCGGAATTAAAGAAATCAAACACCGCATTGCCTAGTGCCGATTGAATGTTGCGCCCTGCTTGAATCCATAGTTGACTAACTTCGTCGGTTGTTGACTTTGTAACCGTTGATGTTCTGTTTAATTCTTCCTGTGCTTTTTGCAGAGCGCGGTTATAAGTTTCAACGCTGAGGTACGGTTTCAGCTGCTCCAGCTCTGCCAGTCGTTGATTGTAAATTTCCTGCTCTGTCGCCACAGATTGAGTGACTTGCTCTACTTGTCGGCTTAACTCAATCGTTGACCGTGTTGACTCTGCTTGACGCAATGCCGCAAGTTGCTCTGCATCAGTCAATACTTGCTTTTCTTTCAGTGCGCGAGTGGTTTTATCAACAGCACCGGGCACTTGTTGCTCTATTTTTAAATATTCTTTTTGCGTTTCTGTTAAATTCTGAATGGATTTGTCGCCGTTCAGAATCGTGTCAAAAAGCTTGTCAAATTCTGCGCGTGCTTTTTTATTATCTTCAGCCAACTCCGTGCCGATGAATGCCGCGCCCTTGAAATCAAGTTTTGCCAGCGCGGTAAGTTGTGCTGCCCGTGCGCCTATCTCACGCCCCATGCCGCGAAATGTATCAATGACAGTTAATCCGGTGATGGCCAACCCTTTAAGAACTGGCACGACAACCGATGCGGCGAAAGAAAACTGGTTTGTTGATTTCCCAGTAGACAGCATAGCTGCGCCGATTGTATTCAGCGTTGGCAACAGCGCACCGACAAACGATGTTTTAATGGCGGTGACCCGGCCTTGTAACTCCGCCAGCGTATCGTTAAATTGATCCGATGCTTGCGCGGTTTGCTGAGTCATTCCAGAATACTTCGCGTACGACTCTATATTCCCCTCAATCGCAGACCGGCCCTCGTTAAGCATAGGGATAAGATCGCGACCAGATTTGCCGAACAATTGAGCAGCCAGCGCCGACTTGGCCGCGCCATCTTCTATACTCGAAAACTTGTCGGCAACATCAAGAAACACCTGATTTGCATTGCGTAACTGGCCGCTCGCATCCTTGGTCGCAATTCCCAAAGTTGCGAATGAAGCTGATCCAGCATACATATTCTTTGACATCAGCCCAATCGCCTTTGCCACAGAATCAAGGTCGGTCCCGTTTAATTTCGCTGCTTTGCCCAAGCCACCCAATTCAGCCACGGTCAAACCGGTTATCTTGCTCAAGTCATTGAGCTTGTCGCCAACATCAACAACGCCCTTCACGAGCGATGCTATACCGGCAAAACTCAGACCGACGCCGATTGTGCCCAGAACCTGGTTGATTGAATTAACAGCACCGCCGACAGTGCGCTTCGCGTTATCCATGTCGCTCTGCAAGCGAGCCATAGATGCGAACATCTGTAGTTCAAGTTGTCCTACTACCATAGTTATACGCCCGCTGCTTTTCGGATTGATTGTTTTAAGCGCATGGCTTTACGCCACTTTGCTGCCATGTAATAAGGTGCATCAGCCCACGGCGTTTCGGCATCATCCTTGCGAAACTGGTGGCTGCAAGACAGATATGTGTTGCTCAGTCTTTTAATCGTCTGCGCTTCCCATGAAGAAAGCTCTATTCCGGTGTTCGCAATCCATGCGTAAATTTCCAGATGCGTTATGGCTGATTCGCTTGTTGCAATACCCAAATCAATAAGATATTCGAGGACGTGGAAAGCCTGGCATTCCGGCATTTCCACGTTTTGGTTGTCGCGCTCGAATTCAGCGCGTCTTGATATTTCGCCCCCATCAGGCGTGGTATTCAGCCACGCAAGATGACCAACATAGACTTCTAGCTGGTCTGCGAGGGCTTTATAAAATTACTCCAATCGTTCAATTCCTTTGTAACCTGGTCGGCGATAAAACCGATAGAACGGTCACTGTAAACAGCCAACGACAATTCAGCACCGGCCAAATCATCAATCTCTATGTTTTCCCAGCTATGCGTACAATCGGCCAGAAAAACGGCCATTTCTTGTTGAGTCTGCTCGGCTGTGTGATTGGCTTTCCCCTTCCGCTTCAGTTCATCGAGCATCCGGTTGTTTTTCTTAGCCTGGGCTTTTGCAAACTCTTTAGAGCCTGGGCCGTACAACACAACAACGCATGGCAATTTCTTGGCCTCATCCGAGTACAAAAGATTGTCTTCAGCATCACGCAAATGCAAACGTTTGGTTTCAGCTACCGCTAGTTTTCTTATGTCCATTTTTCAATTTCTCCAAGAATTAAGCTGCGGCAACAACGACAGGGTCTTTGCATACGCTGATCGTCGCTGTTCGTTTCATGACTCCGCCCGATTGCGCTTGCGACAATTTCCAGCTAGAAACCAATACATCCAGATAATGAACCTCACCGTCTGGATATGTGATTTTCATCGAGTAATGAGCGGATGACGCTGCGGCTGCTTTTGCAATCACTTGACCGGCATCAGTAGGCATGTCAGCCAAAACCATGTCGCCCGATCCGTACTCAGCCGTTCCTTTCAGGTATTCAACAGCGCCCGAAATAGGGGTAAATTTATTGACTTCTCGGGTTGCGCCGATCTCGGGGAAAGATTCAACGCGGCCAATGGTCGTGTAAGTGATGGTTGTCGCGGCGTAACCGGCGGCATCGTAAGTGGCTGGGAGTCCTGCGCTGATCGCGTACGTTGTATCTGTGAATGATGCTGCGGCGGAATGTGCTGCCATGATATGTTTCTCCGAATCGCCTCACGGCGTTTGGTTAAAAAAAAGCCCGGGTACTCTCACGAGTAAGCCGGGCGCGGTACTGCTGCTGCTTAAAATCTATCTATAAAATCTCACTATGAAATCAATTGATTGTTCAAAAATATCTGGTTCGTCGTAGTACAGATCAGGGCCGTCTCCGTCGTGATCAACGCTATCAACAGAGACTGAATTAACCGTTCCCCTGGTCGATGTAACCGCCGATCTGATCAATTCGATGATTGTTTTTTGACTCAAATAGCTTGCGGCATGTACTGATACCTGAACTCGCTCGGTAACAAGCTGCGTTCCTGTTCGTTTTATCATCGGCATTTCAACGCCGCTGATTTGCCTTACTGAAATCGACGGGATGGCGGTTGTTATTGGTAATACGCCGCTCATGATGCGCGCTGCCGGAACTGCCGCTATCAATAGCGCGTTATTAACAAGCATGTATCTGATTGCCGCAACGCCGCTCATTCTTCCACCTCGATTTCAATTCCAGCGGTATCAAGCCCGTTCTTTTTGGCCAATCTCTTCTTGATGTATTCACCAGCGCCAACAATCGCCGCCTCAGCGTTCGCATCTAAAGCCGGACGCATGAATGGACGCGGACTAACACCTGGGTGACTGATTTCACCCTTGCCATTCTTAGACAGGCTATGTGGTCGCGTGCCAAACTCGACCATGTGAGCATAAAAAACATTTGCGCCAGTTTTGCCCACTTTGCCGCCAGCTTTGATTGATGCCGTTACTTTTCCTTCCCTGCGATCTATCCTCGCCGACAATCTAATGCTGTCTCGTAAAGCCCCAGGGTAATTTTTATAAAGCTCTGCGCCCTTTCGTGACGGCTCGCCAATTGGCACTCCAGCTTTTGCTGCTGCCAGAATAGGCTTTGCACCTGCGCGCAATGCCGCACGCATCACATTGGCTTCCATTTTTGCTGGCAGTTGATCTAGGAATGCTTGCAGCTCTGCAAGACCTTTGACTTTTATTTCTGCCATGGTTAAACGGTGTACGCCTCGATGACGCACTCAATGTACTCGTGCTGACCTAGTTCTGCCGGGCCGCCAACGATCTGATGCGTGATGCCGTCAATGACAATCCGCATCGACGAATCCAAATCCCCGCGATACCGCGCGCGCCAGCGTTTTTGTTTTGTACCGATAACCAAGCCATTTTTTACGGCCTCGGATTTGCTCGGCAAAACGTCCTGAACGTTGCACCAGACAACAGCAAGCAAGCTCCATGATTCGACCGGTGATCCGTAAGTGGCATCTTGCGTTACCGTTTTCTGCTCGATGCGGCAACGTCTATCCAAGCGCACATTCATTATTTTTTAGGCTTTTGCTGCGGAAATTTCGCCGGATCAATCTCTGACCTGCGAGGCGGCTTTGTTCCTGGATGCTGCTTCTCGCTGTCAATGCGCTCAACAACAACGCCATTTGCAAGTAGTTCTGCTGTGATTTGTTCTAATCCTTGCTTTAAGCCACGAAATCCAGTGTGCGCGTGAGTTTCTTCATAGCGTTCTGGATCGAAGCCAAGCAGCATGATTTTGTTCGCGCCTACCAGGTATGCAATACGTATCGCAGCCAGCGCGTTGTTGCGGATTTCGATTGTTTCAGCGTCCGAAATCTTAACTCGCTCGTACATCATGCCTGGGTAGAGAGCGTCGTAATCTGGATGATCAACGCCGATCACGCGCATTCCCTTAAATTCCAGCCTATCAGCTTCTTCCCAAAAAGGGTGATGCGGATCAAGCGCCACAAACATATCTGCCCACGGCGCAAACTTTACTGCGCGATTACATGCGATGGTTTTGTGACCTTTAGCCGTTGCCGCCAGTTCTTCAGTCATGTCCGGGCCAGCGCCCAAGATTGCCACTGTTTCGCCTTGCCACATATCGGCGGGTATTTGCCATTTTGTAGTCATTAGTATTTGCTCCAAGCGCGTTCGGGGTCTAACAAGCCATCAACATAAGCCTGCGGAAACTCGGTAACAATGTTCCCGACATTAATCATGTCTCTCTGATCGTATAATTGCTTGATTCTCATAAGCATCCAATTTCTAACACACTGTGGCACAGCCGAAGCTGATCCGTATCCAGCCACAAAACGCACCTTGACAGCGTTTACCTGATCCCGTGTCGAAGGCCACGATACGCCGTAAGCTGGCGTGATGCGTGCCGGTGAACCTGTTGAATCAACAATATAGTCTGCCGCGCTCAATGTTTGCGTGTCTCCAGCTGTATCAACATAAGTGATCTCTGTAACGGACTGTAGCGGTCGCATATTTATTGCCTGAGTCGGAAACTCATCCAAATAAAGGTCGACGGTTTGTGTAATCAAATACCGACCGAGCAACTGTTCTGCATATTGCCGCGCCGATTTAATCAGAACATTCAGCAATTGATCGCCGGTAGTATTGGTGCTTGGTGCTTCCGCTCCAAGACTTGAATCTGCGGTGTTGTCCGCGTATGTCGTTGTTGTATTGTCAGCAATGGTGGTGAGCAATAAGTAGGTTGAGCCGCCCGCCGCCGTGCGGTAAATCTTGCGCGATGTGACGATTGATCCGCCGATTGGTATTGCACTCAATGACGCCTTGCCATTAACCGATTTATCAGCAACCGTAACCGCTGCCGATATGTCCCCAGCTTGCGTTTCTCCGTCCGCCGTCACAAACGTGCATAAATAACGATGCGCGCCGTTATCAACATTCCCAGCACCAGCACCAAGCGCGACCGTGATCACGCCCGGGGCTGGTTCCTGGTTGCTGGCATCAATCCTGCAATGCTGCAATACCTCGGCAACGCTGACAGGCTCGGTAGCCGGTGCAGCATACACAACATAACTCATCTATTAAGCAGGTGGGTTAGCTGCTGGCAGCAATTGAGGTACAGTTATTGCAATCACGCACAGCAACGCGGCGCC